CGCTATCCCGAGCGCTTCCCTATGGCGCCGCTCGGCGGCCCCGGGTGCTCGACGCGCCCGCGCGTCGTCGAGAGCAGCTCGCGACGCGTCGCCGGGGTACCGCGTCGACGAGCTCGGGCGCTCGACGTCGAGCAGCTGCTCTTCGAGACGCACTGGCCAGCCGCGGTCTGCGCGGCGCTGGCGCTCGCGGCCTTCGCCCTGCACGCCGTATGAAGCTGACACGTCAGGGCGTGCGCGCGCTCGGCTGGGCTCGACGCCGGCGACCGCTGCAAGTGCCGCCCGATTGCGATCACGCGCTCATGCGCTGGTGCTGCCGGCGTCCCTGCGGGCACCTGATCTGCGCGGGCTGCGGGCTGTTCTGGGATCTGGCTGCCGACTTGCCGTAACTCGGCCGGGCCCGTACCCTGCAAGAGTGATCGCACCTTGCCGCCGCCAGGCGCCGACGCTGCTCGCTGCTCGCCATACCAACCGGGGCACGCTCTTCGGCGTCTCGTCGCTGCTCGGCGCCGTGCCGCTCGAAACGCCGGCCAACGACGTCGACGTTCCGCAGGTCAAATGGGTCAACGTCGCGAATGAGGGCGAGTATCTCGGCCATCACCAGGGCGGTTTCGAGCTGACGCGCGAAGTCATGGCGCAGCTCATCGCGAACCTGCGGGCGAGCCCGAAGTACAAGCTCGGCCCGGTCACGCTGCCCGACGGCAGCACGATCCAGGCGGGTTCCGACGACGTCGTGCAATATGACTACGAGCACGCGAGCGAGATGGCGCCCTGGGAAGGGTCGATCCCGCAGACGGGCGCGCCGGCGATCGGATGGGTCTGGGATCTCGAAGTGCGTCAGGACGCGAGCGGGCGCGCGCAGCTCTGGGCGCTGTCGTGGCTCGGCGATCAGATCCGCGGGCAGATCGCCCGGCGTGAATACAAATGGGTCTCGATCGCCTGGAACCCGAACGGCGTGCACTGGCAATCGGGCGAGCCTATCGGGGCCGTGCTGACGTCGATCGCCTTCACGAATCACCCATTCCTACAAGATCTCGCCGACCTTGCCGCGCGCGCGGGCGTCGGGGCGGCTGGTCAAGCGCGCAGGTCTAGGTTACCATCACGTCAGCCGAGCGCGGTGGAGGCATACGCAGCGCGGGCACACTCGAACCCGAACCGGGGAAAGTCGCCCATGGGATCCGAACAAGCCTCAAACATTCGCGCGCGTCTCTGCTCGCTGTACAAGCTACAGCCCGAAGCCAACGACGATTCGATCATTCGCGCTGCCGAGAACGCGTCGACGAATGGCGGGACGCTCGCGGCCGTGCTCGCGGCCTTCGGCGTCGCTGACCCGCAAGCGCTCATGGACGCGTCCAAAGAGCTGCCGAACGTGCGACAGAAGCTCGCCGACGCGCTCGCCGAGCTCGACAGTCTCGGCCGTGCCGACGCCAGCGCCGACGAAGCCGTCGCGCAGCAAGACGTCGGCGCCGCACTGTCAGCGACGGGCTGGGCGAAGGGCGGTCTCGTCGATCCACGGCTCGTCTTCTCGCTGACCAGCGGGCGCCAGGCCATGATCGACGGCGAGATCGCGAAGCTGCCCGAAGGGAAGCGGACCGTCGGCGAGAAGCGTCTCGCGCGCGACCGCGGCCGCCAGGCGTTTCTAGCCGCCTACGGCGTCAACCAGAACCCGGCGACTCAGCACCTGACGCAGACCTTCGTCGCGGGACCGAACGCGAACGGCACGCCGCAGCAGTTCCCGGCGCCGTTGCCCGGCGTCCAGTTCTCGCAGCCCGGCGGCTTCGTGCAGCTCGCGCCCGTCGGCGGGCAGCCCTTGCCGGGCAACCCGGGGCAGCCGCAGCGCCAGCCCTTGCAGCTCTCGCAGCCGAACGGCGCCGGCGTGCAGCTCGAAGCGATCGACTTCCAAGCGCTGACCGGGCGGAACGTGACCGAGAAGTTCATGAGCTACCTTTCGGGGCGCGACCCGAACTTCTCGAAGCTCGAGCACGGCTCGAAGGTGCAGCGCGCCAGCGAGTATCGCCGTTCCTACGAAGCGCAGTTCGGCCCCGTCAACGTCGCGGCCTGACGGCTGCGCCGGGCCCAAGGCGGCGCCCGATCCAAGCCGCCGCAGATCCAACATATTGACAGCGTAGTTCCCGAGCGGCGAAGCCCTTCCGGCGCCGCTCTAATCGGAGAAAGCAATGCCCGAACCCAGGCGAATCGTTCCCGACGGCGGCATGCGCGCCGGTCTGAATACCGACGGCGCGACGATCCCGAAGTATCGAATCGTGCGCGATCACACGCTGACCGACGCGGTTCGTCTCTGCACTGCGGCGACGCAGCAGCCGAAGGGCGTCTCTGCCGAAGCCATTCTGCAGAACGTCACGGGCGACATTCAGGTCGCCGGCAAGACGATCCTTGAAGCCGGCGCCGCGGTCGCGAAAGACGATCTCGTCGGCAGCGACAGCGTCGGGCGCGCCGTGCATATCACGACGCCGGGCGAGTTCGTCGTCGGGCGAGCTGTCACGGCGACGACGAATGGCGCCGGCGACCTGATCGAAGTCGAGATGAGCTGACGCCGAGCGCGTCAAAACCGGAGCGAAGAAGCATGGCTGCATATCCGATTGCACAGGGCCCGACCGGGCCAACCGGCGGCACCGGCGCGACAGGCGCGACGGGCGGAACGGGCGCCACAGGCGCAACGGGACCGACAGGCCCGACGGGTCCGACCGGACCCTGACCGAGAGCAACCGAGCACGAGCACGAGCACGAGCAGGCGCACGACGTAACCAGAGAAGACCCACGGACACACCATGATTCAGAGTCGAATCCTTTCAATGCCGCAGAACGCAGGCCTGATCGCCCTGCCGCAGAACCCGCTGACCAGCGAGATCCGGCAGATTCTCGCGAGCTCGCAGGGCGCGGGCGGCGCACTGACGGCGGGTCTGCCGGGTCTCTTGACGCCGCACGGCTACGCCGGATTGCAGGCGCTGTCAGCCGGCTACGGCGGGCGCCAGCAAATCGCGGTCACGCTCTCGACGCCCTTCGGCGGCTTCGACCAGGGGCAGCAGCTCTTGCTCTCGCTGCACCCGAGCGACGTGCACGTGCTCGAAGAGATCGACACGTATATTGCGGGCTACTCGCCTGCCGAGTTTCGTGCCGACGAAGCCGTGCCGATCATTCCAACGGGACAGCTGACGGATTACTTCCGCACCTTCACCGAGAATAACGCCTTCAAGCTGATCCCGGTACTGGCGTCGACCCAGAGCGATATCAACGAAGTCGACCCGGAAACGCGGCTGCAGACGTTCCAGTGCATTGACCGTGCGATCGGTGGCTTCGTCCCGACCGTGACGCAGTTCGTCGCGCGCAAGCGCTTCGACCCTATGCAGGCGCTCGCTCGGCGCATCAATTGGGCGCTCGCGCTCGACCGCGAAGTGCGCGTCTGGGGCGGCACGACCGGGATCCTGGTCAATACCGCGAACTGGAACGCGAGCAACATTACCGCGATCGGCGCGGGCAGCGAGTGGGACACGGCCAGCGGCGACCCGATCAAAGACCTGCAAGACGCCGAAGAGACGAGCGTCATGCCGATCACTGACTGGTGGATGCCGACGCCCGTCCTGAACGCCATGCTTCGCAACGCGAAGGTGCGCGATCACATGCGGCAAATGCTCGGCGACAACGCGCCGACGCCCGACACGGTCAGCCGCAAGCGCGATATCCTGATCCCGGGGCTCGCCCCGATCCATCAGGTTCCGGGCAAGGTGCTGAACGAGAGCACGGGCACGATCGACTATATCATGCTCGATCGCGTCGTCGGGACGCACACGCCCGCCGGCGGCGGCACCGTCAATCCCGAAGACATTCAGACCGCCGTGACCTTCCGCTTCGACGGACCGAGCGGGACAGGCTTCATTACCCGGCAGTTCGATCTGCCGCGGCGCGGCCTGCATAGCGGTCAGATGATGGTATCGGGCTACAGCGAAGACGTGCGCTTCGTCGCAAACAACTGCGGCGCGCTCATCACGAACGCTCTGGCGTAAGACTTCGCGCGCCCCTGGCGCGCGCATGGGTCGGGCCTCCTGCGGGCCGTTCGTCGCGACTTCTCGACGGGCGGCCCGTCAGCTTTTTGTGTATTCTCTGGCCATGGCAAAAGACAAGTCAGAGACGAAGCCCGCCGAAGCCGAAGCCCCGAACGCTGGCGCCGCGCCGCCGGTAGCGCCGCTGCCTGTCGCCGGCCCGACCTTCGCGAGCCCGACGCTCGTCGGCGGCCAGACGATCTCGCAAAGCTTCTCGCCGCCGCGCGGCCCCGATACCTTTCGCCCCGAAGTCTTCGACACGCGAGCGCAGGCGCGCCCGCTTCAGCCCGAGCAGAACGAGCCCGAGCGCTCTCGCCAGGCGTTGCGAACCGACGGGCAAGACGGCGTCACGTTCCGCCCGCCGCCGGGCGTCGGCCTTGCCACGCTCGGCCCCGTCGTGATCGGGAACTGGACGGGCATGATTGACAAGCGCCCCTGCCGGGTCAAGCACGGCACGCCGGTGCGGGACCTGCCCGACGTCGTGCTCGACGCGATCGAGGCGACGCCCGACATGCGGATCGATCACTTCAATCCGAACCCGCAGGCGAGCGCCGAGCCCGGGCGGCGCTGATACATGCCCGCGCTCAAGGTCGACCCGGGCACGGCGGCAAGCGCGCTGACGATCGCGACCTGCGAAGTCGCCGAGCTGCATTCGTTCTTCGAATACAGGCACCTTCCGGCGCACCTGCAAGCCGTCAGCAAGCGTTACAGTCAGCTCGCGCATGAGCTCTGTTACGACTTCGAGCCGAGCTTCGCGCTGGTCGACGCGCTGCGCGCGCTGCTCGTCTCGAAAGACGCGGCCGTACGTGCGAGGCAACTGGAATGGGAACGCCGCCCGCGCAGCGTCGTTCGCGACCCGCCCGAAGAGCCCGACGAACCGACGGTCTGACCCATGGCTGAATTCACGACGCTTGCGAAGCTACAGGCGCTCATCACTGAACGGCGCTGCGTCGAGTTCTTCGACGACGATCACGACGGCACGATCAGCGAAGCCGACGCCGGCGTGCTCTTCGCGAAGAATTCGGCGAATGACAAGGTCACGTCGGTCATTTACCGCAAGGGCTTCTCGCTCGAGCAGGTCGGGCTGCTGACGGCCGACGAGAGCTTGCAGCGCTATGCGACGTGTCTCTTTGCCATGTACGCCGGGCAGCGCCGGCTCGAGTTTCTCGACGGCGAAGGCCGCGGCCCCTTCGACGCCATGGGTAAACAGGCGCTGACGGACCTGACCGCAATCGCGACCGGCGAGCTGCGGAGCAAGGTCGAAGAGACGGCGGGCGCGAACCCGCTGACGAACGCCGACACGAATACGGGCGAGCCGCTCTTCTTCGTCTCGCGCGATCCGCGCTACCCGGGCACGCAAGGCCCGGGCGGGTTCTGACCATGGCGGGCGGCGCGCACAGTGGGGGCCGCCCGCGCGCAGCGCAGCACCGAAATCTAGGCTTCGGGCGCGGCGCTGCGATTCCGCGCGACGGTCGCTGCGCCCGTTGTTACCATGGCGACGACGTCGCGCCCTGCACGTGCGCGGTCGAAGATCGCTGCTCGAACCGAACCGACTCGGGCCGGCAGTGTATCAAGGGCGCCGGCCATCGGCCGGGCTCGAAGTGCGTCACTTCAGCCGGGCAGTTCTTCGAATGATCAGAATCACCGAAGGTTATCTCGAGCAGCTCGAACGCGAAGCGAAGAAGCTCGTCGCTCTGGCCGCGGGCTGGCGCGAGCGCGGGCAGCCGGG